GTCTTAAGGACAGGGAGGAAAACCTTAAGACACCCCACCAGCTGCAGCTTGAGATGCAGCCAGTTTATCGAGTTCTTCCTGAGTAAGCTGGGGAAGAACCTCGATGCTAAATTCAGGAACCCAGCGTTGATCGACAACAATTTGGTTTCCAGCTGAGCGGTCGTTACGGGTGTTAACTTGTAAAAACTTTCTTGTTTTTAGCTGTTCATAAATAATTTGTGGAATGTGATATCCATTGTCTGTGGCTTCTCCATAAGGAATAAACTTTCGCACGGTGCCAACGTATTTATTTGCAACAGTAAATATCTCTCCACGCAAATCTCGTTTTGACGGATTAAGATTAGCAATACGACAACGTATTAAAGCCATTTGCTCTGATTTTTGTGTTTTGCGAATTCTTGCTTTTCGTTGAATTTCTGTTTCTTCTTCTGGATCTACAGTTTCTTCAACAATAGGATTAAGTTTTGCTTCAATTTTGGCTTTAAGTTTTTCAAGTCCAATTTTTGGCGAAAGCTTAAGTCCCATCATTTTTGCGCGCTCTTTTAGAGCTGCAAGCTCAGCTTCTTCAGAAGTGTCAAATTCATTTTCAATTTGGTTTTCAAGAGTAGACATGGTGATTTTTCAATCCTTAATGCAGGTTATTAGAAAGGGTAGGGGGCTATCACCCCCTACCCATATTGGCTTAGATAGTTGCAAGTGTTTTCACTACTGCAAGACGCTCAGGGCGAAGGATCATGGTGCCATGATACCATTTGATTGAGCTAAAGCCCATCTCACCATAAGGATCAGTACGATCTGCTGTTTCTTTCCCAGGCATCTTTGTAGTGATTTTGAACTTCATGTCCTTGCCACTCGTTTGGAAACCAATTGTTGTGAAAGATTCAGCACCCACGCAAAGCATTGGGTAAACATTGTAGTTACCGCCGCTTTCTTCGTAGCCTGGATTTGTTCCTACAGAAGCGCCTGCGCCTGCGTAATGCAGCATCTCAGGAACAACTACGATGCGAAACTGATCAATAGTACCGATCTCACCGTTTAACACGTTTCCTGCGTCAGCATATTGATGCACAGGAACAAATGCAGCGTTGCCAAACAAGTCAGTCATCGCTTTCAGTGTCGCTTCCAATTCAGACCCAATGTAGATAACGCGGCCTGAGTTGATTGTTTTGGTATCAATCATCCGTGAGCCGGCGATAACTTTGGTTTGTTTTGGAGTACGGTTGTCATTTAGAATACGTGCTAAACGCATTAGATCAGCGTAATCGACAACTGCAGGATCTGCAGATTCACCGTTTACTGTTAAATCTGATGTTGCGTCACCAGCGTAAACAACAGTACCAGCTCCCGCAAGAAGTTCTTTTTGCAGAACTGCTTCAGTTAGCTGAGTAGCGCCTGTCACCATTTCACGAGACAAGTGCATGTAGAGTTCTGAATCAGTGTCGAAGTCCATTGATTCTTGTGAAAACTCTTGGAAGAAACCAAACTTTTGAATAGTCCCAGTCCGTTGAATACGTGTGAAACCAACGCGGTTAACACGTCCACCGTTCTCGGTCAGAGTTGGCAGCTTAGAGTCGATTGCCCCTACATCTTTAGAAGAGCCGTACAAGTTACCCTGAGCGATTACCGCACCAGATGCGTCAATACCTTGATCGTTAAGGTTGCGATCATCCAAAAGAGGCATGTAGTGGTAAACACGAATTTCTTTACCGTAATGCTTAGGCATTGATACGGTGTCTGCCATTGGCGTGAAATACATGTCTTTTTTAGCTTCAACTAGCGCTTTTCGTTGCCAGAAGAATGTATTCATTTGTGAAGAACCACTGCCTTCAATCGATGAGGGAGTGGTATTCGGAGCGTTATATAATTGTGGCATGATGATTTACCTCATGAAAACTGTGTCGGAATCGCCATGATCTCTTCGTCAGTTAATGAAAAAGGATCAAAAGGCTTGGGCGATGATTTTGGTGCAGCGCGAGTAGGCGAAGCTGCTCGAGCTTTTTCCCCATTCGAGACAGCTTTACGAGGGTTAGAAGCACGAGTTTCCAAAACTTTTGGTTTACTTTGGTTTGCAGGGGTTTCCTGCGAAACGAGTTGACCAGAGCTATGTAATTCGTCTCCAACTTGCTTATAAGCTTGAATAAGTGGAATGGTGTTTGAAAGAGTACCCAGAGTTCTGCGTCTATCAACTTCAGCGTAGATGCGGTCATAAATACCGTTTGCTCGCTGATCATGAATTACTTGCATGATCTGTGGTTCTTTATAGATAGCTTCTTTCGAAGCCTGATCCCATTGTGTGTTTATCATAGAAATAGTTTCTGATCCAGACGACATTGAAAGAACATCTTCCAGTGTCGTGTGAAAATCCATTTCTTGATCACTAACAGAATGGTTTTGCGGTTTATAAGTTGTTTCAACGCTTGTGTCTATTTCCATTGGATCTAGCTTAGCGTCTTGAACTAACTTAAGAATTGCGCCTTGGTTTTTATTTGCCAGGTCAATAAGATTATTAATCTTATCTTCTTCTAGCAAACCATTGTTTTCTAATGCGCGCATCATTTTAAGATTTGGCTTAAGAGCGTGCATTTTCTTTGTATAATTTGCGCCGTGTTGCATAAGCGTTATGGCTTCTTCAGGCGTATTTACCTGTATCATTTTTCCGTTTGCTTTAAACGGAGCCATTACTTTTTCATAAAGCGCTTGATAATCTACTGTGTCTTCTTTTTCATCGGACTCAGTGTCATCATCTTCTATTTCTTCGTTTGCAGCAGTCTCTTCGACATCAACGCTTTGCTCTGCTTCGCTTTGCTTTGGCTCTGCGTCTTCTTCTTCTTCTTCGATGTCTTCAGCAGAAACTTCTTCTTCTTCAACATCGTCATTCTGTTCTGCAACAAAAGGCTCATTTGTTATTTTTTCTTCATCTGTTTCAGCAGCCGCGTCTAAAGAATCTTCTAATGTTGTTTTATTGCTTTCAACAAACATAGGTTCATCAACAGGTTCTTTTTCTGGGGCAGGGGAGACTTCTTCAGAAGAAGACTGATTATCTGGAACTGCTATATTCATCAGTTCCTCGTCAGTCATGTTTTCATAATCAAGTTCTTCGCTCATACGACATACGCCTCTTCAGCCCGTACTTCATCTAACGCTTGTTCATGATCAAATAGTTCAGCTGCAGCAATATCTCCCATACGGATCATATTTTGCATGTATTGGCGAAATAATGAAATGCCCTGTAATGCTAGAAAAATATCTTCTCTGTGTGGTTTCATGTTTGTATCTGCAGAGATGTGACCAAGACGAATAGTTTCTTCTTTAAGATAACCATTAAGAATAAGTTCTTTAAAATCTGCATTATCAGCAAGACGATTTGCAGCATCTTTGCGCGCAATCATCTTTTTAGCTTCAGCAATAGAAAGTTCGATTTCTTCTGTTTGCGACATTTCATTCCTCTTTAGGTTTTTGGTTGTCGTTAGTTAGTTAAATCTTCTTGCACTGTTCTAAAGAGCAATGCGTCTGCTACTTCTCTGCCAGGATCTCCACGATTTCCTTGGTCTAAAATTCTTTTTGTTATTTCCAAATCTTGGTTTGATTTTGCTTGCGATGATCGAACATCCATATCACGTAAATGCTTTGTACCGCTTTCTTGTTCCACAAAATCAAGATCTTTCATTTCAGCCTCTGAAAGTTCTTTGCGTGCTTTGGCTTGATTCAGTTGTACTTTTGATTCCAGTTCAGCAATTTCTAACTGTGTTTTTTGCATTTCAAGCTGCTGCATTTGTTCTGCCATTGGATTTGGCTGTGGCTTGTAATCTTCAATACGCTTTGCCAAAAGCGGCATACGTTTTAATCCTGCTATTTCAGATAGGATCATTTGAACCATTGGCATTTCCATAGAATTACCGATTGTTTGCAGCATAAAACTTAAATCTTGTGCTTTAGATTCATTAATCTCAGCAGTGGTAATATCTACTTCAAGATCAAATTCGCCTTGAATATCTTCGCGCCTAACAGAAATAAACTCGCCATTTGTAATGCGAACAATTTCTTCCTCTGACAAAAAGACCTGGTTCATAGAAATTATTTTAGACCCAATCTTTTCAAGACCTTCCGCCAAACGCCGTAAAATCGCCATTTCCCTTTTGCTCGCAGCATCAAGCATTCCACGGATACCCGTAGCCACATTACCATAACTTTCTCCCGATAATCCGCCAGAGAACGCTTTAACACCTGAAAGAGCCTCGGCTTCCTGATTTTGAAGTTGAAGCATGTTAAGCGCGGAAGCTGGAATTTCTGGGTATTTATGTTGAAGGATCCCAGACGCTGGAGGCATGTTTGGATTAAATTCATAATCTGCTCCTGAATCGTAACGACGACGGTTAACAACATCGAGCATTCCTTTGGCAAAGCCTGTCTGCCCATTTGCAGAACGACCCATAAGATCAATCATGCCTCTGGTTACAGCTCCCAAAATAGCTTGATTTTCAGCTAAAAGCTCAGCGTCAGGTTCGCCTGTAATTGAACGTTTTACAGGTAAATAAGGAACCACGACAAAGGGGAGCTTTTGATCAGGGAATGGATTTTCTTCCATTCTGATCATTGTGTTGCCAATCCACGTAGCGCAAATAGGTACTAAAGTGTCATCGTTATAGATATCGTACCAACCCCAATATTCGTAGGCGATAACGCGTTTACGCAAATCATCTTTAAATTCAACAGCGTTGTCAGTCATTGTAGAATGATCTGCATCTGTTAATGGCGTATTTGACGACCAGTTTACTTTTTCTAGATTTGTGTAACGTCCGTCTTTTAAAAGCTCTGCTTTTGATGTTTCAAATGAAATTACTGCAAAAGCTGCTTTATCAAGATCTCCTTCACATGAAGGATCCAAATAAAAGTTTTCAAAGTTAATGATGTCTAAAGTAGGTTGGTTTTTTCTAACTTTCTCTACTTCAGCCATTTCTGAAGAAACAGCAACTGCCATAGCAGGTACGCTGGTTTCCATAGAATATTTAACAGATTCCTGTAAATCTTTAGGCAGATTTAAAAACTCGTTTGGGTTTTCTGTGCGCAGGCCCATAGCTTGTTGCAGCGCATCAAGCGTTACTTGATCTACAACTTCTTCATATTGCCAAGTTGTTACTTCTTCTTCGACAAGATCTGTTTCTCGTAGCCAACCAAGACGTACAACGCATGTACCTTCATCAACAGATGTGCGTGTGAACTCATCAATAAAACGAACGCGATTTACTTTTGTACGAAACTGGTAGTTTAAAACTAACGTGTTTTGTTCTGCTGCACGCGTATCTTCCCATGTTTTGGGCTTTACAGAAAACATATCTTCTGCAGTGTGAAACGGTTCTGAAAGAGCAGAGTAGCGCCATTCAGCTTGACGACGAACCAATTTAGGTTGAACAGACGATCTGTTTTCGCCTGTTTTTGGTTTAACAGACCCAGTTACATTTCTAAGATCTAACCAACTTTTAACTTGGCTTACGTGATCGTCATGAGATTGCTTAGCAATATCCAATTCTTCTTTTAATAAAAGAACAGTTGGTTCGTTTTCCCATTCTGTTAATTTAGCAGCAGTGCCAAATTCAGGAGAATACATAGATGGATCAAGATTATCTGCCATAATTTATTCTCCTAGTTTGCGTGTCTTTGCGCATATTGGACTAAACTGGTGCCAAGTGAATCTGATGGATTGCTTTTTCCGTTAGATTTCAACGTCTTTGCCATTCCATTAAATCCACCTAAATGTGCCATAGCCAGCAAGGAATTCATGGTTAATGGTTTGTCTTGCCCTGGAAGAGTTTTACCGATGTAATTGGCTAATCCGCTTTTGTTAATGCGATTGATGTAATCTTGAAAATGCCAGTTTCCGGCTTTCACTTGCGCATCAGTATCGCGCTTAAGCATTCCTAATGTTGTACCTTTTGGCAAAACCTTGTTTTTTATAAGATCTTTTAAACGACTTTCCCCAAACTGTAATGCACCAACAAACCGTCTTCCTTTACTGTCTGTTGTATCTGCATTCCATCTATTGCTGCTTTCTGTAAAAATAAGATCTTTTGGAACATACGACGCCCAGTTTCCATCTAATGCGTTGCCTTTAGTTGTGGTTGGCGTAATAGGTGCAATAGGGGCGTTAGAATAAGCATCTAATCCTTCACTAAAATTCATTGCTCCGTTAGTTGAATTCATTGGTCTTGCTTTAGGACGTATATAATTTGGTATGTTTTGAAAGTTTAAAGCTTCACTAATACTTTGATCTATATTGCTGGCTTGGTTAACTTTACGAACGCTGTCATTAATAGCATCTTGTGTTGCCGCACCAATAGCAGCCAGCTCGTTTGCTGCAGGCGCAGTTGAAAACATGTTGTTCCATCTTTGCGCAGCTCTTTCCATTAAACTAGCCATAGCTTACTTCCTTTCGTCGCTACCATAGCACAGCAAATCAAAGCAAAACAATATGTTAAGTTTGCAGCCATTTGTAGATCTTATTTGTCTGGTTATTTCGATCATCTAAACCGTGGTATCCACCATTCACACGTTTTGTAATTTGTGCAATTACATCATCATTGACGCCTTTATCTGCAATGTTAAACAGCCCATTGCGATCAAAGAACCAATAAGCGCTTTCAAAGGCGTAACTTGTCGATACAAGACTTGGATCTTTCATAACATCAGGTAAGCGCATTTCAGATGCAAACTTTCTATAGTTAGCCCGTCCTGTGCATTGTAAAAATCCACGACCTCTAAATACCCAACCATCGTTTTCTTCAACATTGCCAAGCGCACCAGATTTTGAACGATGTTTGTCCATGTAAACATAGTTTGCTATTTTCTGGGGTCTTCGTTCGTATTTTGAAGCATCTTCTTTATCTTCTCCAAAATAACGACCAAAAACACTTGTTAAGGCTTTTTCTGAATAGTTAAGATTTTCTTCTGTAATTTTAAAATAACCACTTTCGTGCGCAGATTGCCCAAGTAAATGGGCTGCACGTTCTGGCGATAGTTTATAATGTTTAGAAATTGCTTTTGCAGTATTAGGCCCAAAAGCACCATCTGCATTTACGCCACAACGTTCTTGTAAAGCTTTCATTGCTTTGCTCATATTTCTATCTCCTGCCGTATTTTCCATTCCACACAGAGGTGAATTCTTCATCATCAGACGTATCGTATTCCATTATTTCCTCTTAAAAAATTCTTGCGCCCCGCGCACACCGAAACTAGCTGAAATTGCAATTCCAAGGCTGTAAAAATACCAGTCCGGCGCTTTGGAAAGCTGCGCAAACCCACGATCTACCCAACCTTCAGCACCAGGAATAAAGGCTAAAATCAACGGAATAGACAAGACAATTACGAACCACTCATCTTTCCAACTAGATTTAGCGCCCTCTGCCATAATGCGTTCCCAATCAGCAACGCTTGTTTCTTTTGACAAAAGTATCTGTGCTTTTGCTTTGGCTTCTGTAAGCTTTAACTCAGCGGAAGCAGCGTTCTTATCAGCCTTACCTTGTAGCCACGATCCCGCAAGATTGGCTATCGGCCCTAATGCTGCGGTAAAGATACTCATTTCTCAGATCCTACCCAAACAGCAAAGGCTCCTGTTAAAGCTCCTGTAACTGTTGCTGTAAGCGCAGTAGCTTGTGTGCTGACTACATCCTGCGGTAAAGCCATAAACCACTCTATAACGCGTATATACATAATGGTCATAACTAGCATCATAATGCGCGGCAGAATTTTCCACGCCAGTATTTTTTCCATAGCTATAGTCATAATTTTATTTCCGATTTTTATGGGCAGAATTTTTCATAAGACTTCCGTCAGGCATGCGATGCATTCCTTTAGGAATCTTACCGCCCGCAGGTTTCTTTTTAGCTGCAGGTTTCTTTTTTACTGCTGGTTTTGCTGGCGTCATTTTTTTATTTCCGTAAGCCATTATTTTCTCTTTCTTGCTGTTTTTGCTGAGTTTTTAAAATCTTTACTGCTAGGAGCACCTTTAGCTCCTTTAGGGCGCATCTTTTCGCCTGATCCAGCTTTGATGCGTTTACGCTTTGCGTGTATGTTTGCGTAAAGTCCGGGTTTGTTTGCCATTACCACTTTTCCCTATCTGCCCAATAAGCCGCCGACATTTTGCCTTTAGCTATATTTTTTCGGTGACGCGCCTTAAAGC